ATTCTTGTCGCCTCGAAAAACGCGAGGCGCGCCGCATGAGCGAAGGCAATCCGCATTATGTCCCACTAGATGAAATCGACGCGCCACTGCCGGAAGAGCCGCCCGGATTTTTCGATCCGGCGGGCGCTCCGGCTTCGTCTATGCCGCTCAAGTTCACGCTTGAGCCGTTCGAAGCCATCGTTTTCGAGTCGCTAGAGGAATGGCTCGCCAAGCGCCTCATTCCGCGCCAAGGCGTCGGCGCGCTCTATGGCGCGTCGCAGTCATTTAAATCGTTCGTCGCCTCCGATTTTGCCATGCATGTCTCGCTTGGCTGGCCTTGGGCTGGGCGCCGCGTGACACAAGCGCCAGCGATCTACATCGCGGCGGAGGGCGCGGCCGGGTTACGAAAACGCAAGATCGGCTTTGAACGCTCGCACTCAAATCTTCCCGCTCGCGTTCCCTTCTATCTCATATCCGCCGCGCCGAACCTCGGAACGGAACAAGGCGACCTCGCGCCGCTCACGACCGCAATCGAGGCCGCTGGCGTCACGCCCGGCTTGATCGTCATCGACACGCTGGCGCAATCGCTCGGCGCCGGCGACGAAAACGGCGCAGGAATGATTCAGTTCGTCGCCAACGCCACGGCGCTCGCGAACAAGTTTCGAGCCTTCGTTCTGATTGTCCACCATGTCGGGCTCGGCGACGACAAGCGAATGCGTGGACATTCGAGCCTTATCGGCGGCGTCGACGCGCAGATCCTGTGCGAGCGCAAGGAAGGCGCGCTCTCCACAAGCCTCACACTGCAAAAGCTCAAAGACGAAGAGTCGCGCATCAAGCTCACCGCGCACCTCACGCGCGTCGTCATAGGCCAGGATGAAGACGGCGACGAAATTTCAACTCTGGTCGTCGAGAGGATCGAAGACGGCGCGGAAGGCGAAAGCGGGAAGCAGCCTAAATCCGTTCCCCGTGCACAACGCCTGTTGATGGCCGTCATCGCCGAAGCGATCGACGAGGCCGGGGAGCCGTTCCGCTCGTTCGGCGACGGTCCGCTTGTGCAAGCCGTCCGCGACGAACTTGTGAAAGATCGGCTATATGCGCGCATCGCAGAACAAGCAGCGCCGGGCGAAGAGGCCGGGAAGCTTGCGGCGCGTCAACGGCAGGCTTTCAGTCGGGACATTGCCGCCGCCATCAAGTCGCGAATGCTCATGGCTGGTGAGCGCAACGGGGAGCGATTGCTATGGCTCCCCTGAATCCGACCCACCGTGACAGTTGTGACATTTGTGACGCCCCTATAGGGGGGCGTCACGTTTGTCACACTTTCTGCCCGGATTTGGGCGTGACGCGCCGTGACATTTGTCACACCTGTCACGTTTGTCACACCGGGAGGGCTGACGCATGATGGCTGCTGACCTCCTTCGCAAGTCAATTGCCGAAGCGGTGTTTGGTCCTGGGCCCGCCGAGCAACCGGAGGCGAGCGCATGACCCCTCCGCGCATCGTCCAGATTGAACTACCGCCAAACCTCGACGAATTGCCCGCCTTCGCCCGCGGCGAGATGATGAAGGCGCTGGAGGCTGCGCTGTTCGGCGTCCTGCCAACACCCAAAGACCCGCTGGACGAACGCGACGAGGCCATCCGCGCGGCGATGAATCTTTACGAAGAACCGAAGCCCCCGCTGCGCTCGAAGGTGTTGTCTAAATCGCGGCGCGCCAAAATGCTGGCGGGGGATTGGCGTGAATATCTCGGAAACGCGTGGCTGCGAGAACAACACCTGCATGAACTTTCCGCCAGCGCGAGCACTCAACGTCGGATGCTGCACCATCTCTCGCGGCTCAACGAGGGATGCGCGCTCGGTTGGCAACAGCTCGTCAATATTTTCGAGGGCCATCGGCATTCAACTTTTTAATTCCTGGCGGTGGAACTTAAAAAGCAAAGCGGTCCAATGTCTGACAAGCAAATCACCACGCTCGAAAATTGGACACGCAATGACCTACGCAGAAAATTACTCGCACCGCGCCGTCGGGATTGGCGAACGCGCCGGGCGATTCGTCCGCGCCGTCGCCGGCGGCAAGCTGCTTGGCGTCAGCCCGATGGAATATGCGGAGCGCGTGTTGGCGGATAAGCTGACCGCCCGCACGTTGCTCGGATCAATCGCTGCGACCGGTGGATACATGATCCCCGAGGAGCTTTCGAGCGAAGTCATCGACCTCTTGCGCCCCCGCACAGTCGTCCGCCGCGCGGGGCCGCACATCATCCCGATGCCGAGCGGCAATATGTCTATCCCGCGCGTCAATGTCGGCGCCAAAGCGTCTTACGTTGGCGAAGCGCAGCCGGCTCCGGTCGGCGACGAAGCCTTCGGCCAGGTCCGCCTTTCGTCCCGCAAGCTGATGGCGCGCGTCGGCGTGTCGAATGACCTAATCCGCTTCGCCTCGCCGCAGGCCGACACGGTAATCCGCGACGAAATGGTTAAGCAGCTCGCCGTCGCCGAAGACCAGGCCTTCCTACGCGGCTCCGGTTCGATCTTCACGCCCAAGGGCTTGCGCTATTGGGCGCCTGCGGCCAACGTCAATGCGATGACCGGCTCGCCGACGATCACTAGCGCCATCGCCGACATGACCTCGATGGTTACGCTGCTCATGAACGCCTACGTCAGCATGATCAAGCCGACATGGATCGTCTCGCAGCGGACATGGAACTTTTTCTATGACGCCCGCGATAGCGTCGGCGGCTTCCTGTTCCGCGAGGAAATGAACCGGGGCATGTTCCGCAATTATCCGATGTTCTGGAGCCAGAACGTCCCGCAGAATTTGAGCGGAACGCAGAGCGAGGTTTATCTGGTCGACATGGACCAAGCCATGATCGGCGAGTTTCCCGGCCTCATCATCGACGCATCGCAGGAAGCGGCGTTCACACCGGATGGCACAAACCTCGTCAGCGCCTTCGACAATGACCTCACCGTGATCCGCGTCATCGCGCAGCACGACTTCGCGATGCGGCAAGACGCGGCGGTCGCTGTGCTCACCGGCGTCACGTGGCAGTAAGGGAGCGACCAAATGGGTTTTCTCGACTTCCTTCGAACCAAGCCCGCCGCAGCGGAAGATTCTCCGACCGTGAGGGCGACGAGCATCCTCGCGACGTTGAACGCGCTGCACGAAAAGCGCGCGGCCGAAGAGGCGATAATCGCAGCGCACTCGCGCCGACGAGAAGAATTGCTGTTGCTCACGGACGTTCCCGAAACCGTGATTCTGAAACACGACCTGGAACGCGACACCGCAGAGTTGCGATTGGAGAGGCTCGAGGCTTTCGAGCGCCAATTGGAGGCTGATCTTCGTAGTGCGCAAGGCGAGATTGCCGAAAAGGAATGGCGCGTCGCCGCGGATCGTCGACACGCTGCGGCGGTCGATCATTCCGAAAAAGTCTCGGCGGCGGTCGACTCGCTGGCCAAACTTCGGACGGCGCAGAGCGAACTTTGGCACGCCGGCCAACGAATCGGGGTTAGGGTCAACACCTTCTCGGACGGGCCGGTAATCTTGGACGCCGAGCACCATCAAACCTTTCTTAAAAACGTCGAAGCCGACCGCGACCGCGAGCTCGCGCGCCGCGACAAGCTCGACCAGTAGTTCGGGGGGGTTGTTTCCGAGGGTGACGCGGCCCATCCAACAACGGAAAGCGAACCTCCCGCCCCCGAGTTTGTTCCGGGTCAAGGTTTGCGAGGCCGCGAGGGCTATCGAGATGCAGCATGAGAATCGACGGCGCGGTTTATCCTTTGGTCGCGTCGGCGATAGGCGGAGGGCATCTGGCGAGCGGAGCCCTCCGCTTCCCCTCATGTAGGCCGGGAAAAAAGGAACGCAAAATGTCCGTGACGATCGACCTTATCGAACCAATCAAAGACGCCAGCGGCGAGACCGTCGAAGTCATCACGCTACGCGAGCCCAGCTACGTCGATTATTTTGCGATCGGTGCACCAATCGTTTGGTTGGATTTTGGCGGCAGCGGTGGCTATGAGCTCGAAACGCCGGCGCTCATTGGCGCCTGGATCGAGCGTCTTTGCGACTGCGACCCGGCGCTGTTCGATCAATTGAACTTCATCGACGTGCTCGCCTTGCGCGACGCCGTGGCCGCGCTCTTCCCGCTCAAGAACAAGAAAGCCGCCGCCGCGCCGAGCAAGATCGAGGCGCCGCGAATATTCTCGGCGACCGCACACTAAACGAAGGGCCTCCCAATGACCGAAATAAAGACCGTTCAACTCGCAAAACCGATTGCCGTCAAAGGCAAACCGGCGATCGCCCAGATCGAATTTCGCGAACCTCGCTTCGAAGACGTCATGGATTTTGGGGAACCCGAAACGCTAATTGGCTTGAACGAGGGAGCCGCCGGATATTTTCAGGAAGACATTGGAATTATTCGTAAATACGCCGAGCGGCTGGGCGACATCGACCCAAATTATCTTCCAATGCTTGGCCTGAGAGACACATTACAGGTTAAAAGGACCATTATAAGTTTTTTCCGCGACGCGACACGCGAGACGACGCCCGAGGAAGCGTCTTCGAACGTGTCGCGCGAGAATGCGTCTTCCGATACGGATTCGGAGTTTCAGCCGTCAAAGCTATGACCTTTGCCGAAGCCGTGTATTGGCTTCAACAAGCGCAGATTTACCACGAGCGAACGAAATAGGGGCGCAAGATGGCTGGCGTGAAAGTCATTGAAACTAAAGCGGTTATCTCCGCTTCGGACCAGACCGGGTCGACTTTCGCGGCGGTGGCGCAAAAGCTGAAAAGCATGGAAAGCCAGGCCAAGTCGGCGCAAAAGGGCCTCACCGCCGCCACCCGCATGGGCGAGAGCGCCGCGGGCATATCCGCCAAGGCCAGCATGGCGGCCGGGGCCGCGCTTTCCAGTTCCGGCCTTGCTACCTTCGCCACCGGGGCCGCGACGGCGTTGGCCAGCGGGGCGGCCGCCCATGCGATGATCGAGGCGGGCTCGAAGCGGATTCACGAAGCCTTGCGCATGTCGGCGTCCGGCATGTCGGCGCGGGAAATTCAAGACGCGACGCTCGAAACCGCCAAGTTGGCGAAGGCGTTTCCGAGTGTGTCACAGGTCGACCTGATGCACATGCTACGGAATGCGCGCACCATAGCCGGCGGCTTCGAGGAGGCGGCCGGCGTTATGGAGGAAATGACGAAGATTCGCGTGATCGCGCAAATGGCGCGCCCCGGCGCGGACGTGACCGAAGACCTCGACATGCTTTTGAAGGGCATTGAAATCAAGGGTGCTACGCAAAACCCGAAACAGTTTAAAGAATACATGGAAGGTATCGCCAAGGGGCTAAATGCTTTCGGAGACACACTTAAACCTTATCAATACTATGAAATGTTCAAATATGGCCGGCAGGCGACGCCGGGCCTGTCCGAAAAATTCATCCTTTCGACCGCGCCGACGCTGGCGCAGGAATTGGGCGGGTCTTCCTACGGAAAGGCGGTTTCGGCGTTCAACGCGGCCGTTGTCGGCAACGTCAATAAACATACGGCGTGGCAGGCCTATGCCGATCTTGGCCTGGTTGACAAGGAAGACCTTGAAATAACCAAAACCGGCTCAATCAAAGGACTTAAGCCCAACAAACACATTCACGGCTGGCAGCTCGCGCAATCCGACCCGAACGAATGGATTAAACAATACTTATTGACGGCCTTCACCAAGGCGGGAATTACCGAAAAGCCGGAAATACTGCAAAAGATTTCCACCATGTATCAAAACCAGATGGCGGCGCAGATGGTCTCGCTGCTGGCCACGCAGCAACCGCGAGTCAATAAAGACGCAATAATACTCGCGGGAGCGAAGGGCTTGAGCGCAGCTGGCGAGTTCCAGTCGAAAGACCCGTCTCTCGCCTGGCGGGGCCTAAAAACCGCCGGTGAGGGCCTCGCCGCGATGCTCGGCGAGTCGTTTGGTAAAACGCTCGCGCCGGCAATGAATGAACTCGGCCAGGCCATCGCGGCCTACACCCAGAAAATCACCCAGACCGACCTCGAAAGAGCGCGCCACCCGGGCCAGCAAACCACGTCGGGAAAGAATTTCAATCGTCTCATGAACGCAGTCTTTTTGGGCACGGACTCGGACAAAACCGTCGCCGAGCTCAGCCAGGATGAAAACGTAACGGGCAGCTTGAACGTGCTCCGCTCGATGCACCCTCGCGAGCGGCTGCGGGCCGCGCGGGCGCGTCTTGCGGCGGCGAACGCTTCGGCGGGCGGCTGGAACCCGATCGATCGCCTTATCGCAGGCGGCGAGTCGTCGATCGCCCTGTCTGACATTGGAAGCGCGGCGCCGGACGCCCAGCGGCTGCGGGAACTAACCGCCGCGCATCGGGCGAAACTCCGCGCGGAAGGTCGGCTCGGGCGCTTCAACGAATATCTCGATTCGACGCGACCCTTCGATGAACGTGTCCAGCGCGGCGCGCCAATGCTCGCGCCGGGGCTGCTCGCCTTCACGCCGGGGGGATACGGCGACATGTCTCAAGGGCTCGGCGTGCGGCGTGGCATGTCGCTTCCCGCCTGGATCGGATCGGGCGCGATGCAGCCGGGTCAAGGGCCATCGGTCAAGCTCGAGGGCAAGGCCGATATTGGCCTCAAGATCGAAGTTTCCGCCGACGCCGATTCTGTCGTGCGCAAGGTGGAACAGAGCATTTTCGCCAGTGGCAATCTGCGCGACGACACCGGAACGACGATGCGGCCTGGGCAATGAGAAGGCCGGCAGGATCACGCGCTTGGACCATCGCCCCGGCGCGGGTGCGTCATACCCCCCCCACCCCCTTCGGGTCCTTCCTATTGAAGCACGAGGGGGCGGCGCGCAGCCGCCCGGAATTTCGCTAGTTGATCCAAATAAAATTCAGCTTAACTCGCGAGGGCGCCGTGACAACCATTGCTAAATCAGAGCTTGCGCAAAAGTTGGGCGTTTCTAAAGCGCGGGTATCTCAATACGTGAAAATGGGCCTCCCGGTTCTCGCTGACGGCAAAATTGATCTTAGCGCGGCGCTTAACTGGCTTAACAAAAATATCGTTCACGCCAAGCCCGGCGAAGAGGACGCGATCGCTGACGGCTCGGCCGATGCCGCCCCCGGCGAGGCTGGGTCGCTCGTCGAGGTGAAGATGCAAAAGGAGCGGCTCCATGTCCGGCTTTTGCGCCAGCGACTTGCCCGGGAGCGCGCCCTGCTTATTCCCCGTTACGAGGCTGAGAACGCCCTCGCCGAGGCGGGAATGCAGGTCGCGCGTGTTTTCATGACGATGCCAACATGGGGCGAGGAGATCATCGCCATCTCGAATTCGGAAGGAGCGGCTGGCGTGCGCGCCTTTTTGGAGAGGAAGAGTTCCGAACTACGGACCGCCGCCGCCGACGCCGTGGCCGCGCCGATCGGCTGAAGCGCCCTTCCGCAGCCTTACGCCCGCCCCGCCGCCGTTCTCCGCGATGAATTCGACGCCGGCCGATTCGAGGGCGGCGACGATCTTGGCTGCTGTGTCCGCACGGCCGCCCAGCTCGCCGTCCTGCGATTCGAGCCGTTTTATCGTTGGCTCGGACACATTGGACGCCCGCGAAAGGTCGGATTGCGACCATCCTAAGAGGACGCGGCCGGCCTTCACTTGGCGAATTGATACTTTTAGTATTGACAAGGGGTGCCTCCAAACCGATACTAAAAGTATCAGCAATCGCTGACCAACGCAACCTGCCACGCTAACGCCGAACGCTCATTTCGGCGAACGCTCCCGGCTTGCCCAAAATAGGAGGATGACCAATGAAAATCCCAAATATCTCCCGCCGCGCCCTCGCCGCCGGCCTCGCGCTGGCGCCCGTCGCCGGGCTTCCCGCGCTTGCTGGTGTGGTTTCTACCCACGACCCTGTGTTCGTCGCGCTGGCGGCGCTGGAGCAAACGGAAGCCC